AAAAGAATTTTATTATTTTGTTCCTTATGCTTTTACTTGTTTTTTATTATGGTTTAAGTATAAAAAATCATGGAAATAGGTAAAAGAGTTGTACTAGATGACCTTTTAAATGTCTTTGAGGCTTCTGAGGGGTCAATTAATCTGTATTATGGGTTAATAGGTAATGGAAAGACTTATAATGCTACCGCTGATATAATTGATTTATTGAAGCAAGGTAAGGTAGTCTATGCTAATTGGCATATAGAAGTCTTTGATTTTGATGATAGGGAATCATGGCTTATGCTTGTTAAGAATAGTCTTTTAGGTCGAAAGAGGTTTTATAAGATTCCTTGTGCTCAAAATCTTCATTATTTTGATGCAGAACAGTTTGAAAGTACCGGAGATTTAGTAGAATGGTTAAGTAAATTAAATGATTGCCACATTTTCTTTGATGAAGGACAAGATATGTTCGATTCCTATGAGGGAACTAGGTTTAGTAAAGCGAAAAGACGGGTTATATTACATACCAGACATTACCATAGAACGCTTAATATCATCACACAACGCCCTACTGCTATACAAGTATCAGCTCGGGGTAATGTTAACCGTTTCTACAAGTGCGTTAAATTGGCAAGCTGGCCGTGGGTTCGTTTTGCACGTTATGAATTCCAAGAAATGACTGGAGAAACAGTGGACGAAACGAAAGAACCGATTAGTATTAAGCGTTATTGGGCTAAAAATTCGGTTTTTAAGGCGTATAATACAGATTATCTAGCACAAGGTATACCAAAAAGTCAACAAGTCTTTTTTGAGGCTTTTGACCTTACTTTAAAGGATAAGGTGTTAGCTTTCCGCCGTCTTTTTCGGCAAGATTATCTGCCGAAAAAGAGGCGGAAAGAGCCACTAAGCATAGCTGAAGCACCAAAGAAGCCTAAGTTATCCACAGTTATTCCCCAAGATAATCACAAATTACCTTTTTAAATTTGACATGGGGGTGTATACTAAGCGAGAAGTCGTCTGCGGGTTACAAAAAACCAGCAAGACAGACGAGTTCGAGCGCTTACAACGGGACATAGTGCGTTTAAAATTAAGAAAAAGAACTAAAAATATGGAAGAAATAGAGAAACAACAAAAAAAAATAGACTCGTTTTTTAAAACGTGTGCCATGGCTTCTTTGGATAAAGACTACAAAAAGATAGGTTTGTGTTATTTTGGTATAGGTACTTGTATGAAAAAGATTAAAGATTTACAATTAGAGCATGCACAGGAGATAGAGTATATTCCTGAAAATCCTACTCCTGATGATGTATCAAAATATATATGAAATTAAAACCATCTTTTTCTTCTTCAATATTGAAATCTTTTGGTAAGGGTAAATGGACTCCAAATAAAAATGTCCTAAATCTTAAAAATGGCGGTGGTAATGTAAGAGGTCGTCGTCTTTTCGGTACTTCTAAGTCCCCTGTTCGTGCTTTTAGATTTAAATAATTATGTTTCCAAAAGAAGCCTTTAATGTTCGGGCTGATTATATAGGAAATAGCACGAATAATATTTTATATGATTGGTCTGGGGGAACAACTACAGTTCTTTATGAGTCTTTTAACACTGGTTCTACTAATTTAAATGCTAATATCTCAATAGAGTGTGGTTCTGTTGTGCTTTTACGTGTGGCAAATTTTCAAACTGTTCCTTCTATTGAGCGTTTTAAACAGGCTAAATGTCTTGATGATATAACTGTTGATATTTCCGGTACTACGGCTTCTCCTACGACTACAGTTTCTATGGTTCTTTTGCCTTATGATATTGCACAGGCTTCTACTACAGCGGTTTCTATTAGTAATGCTTCTACCTCTCCTATATATGTTCAAGATTCTGGCAATATATCTTTTGCTCTTGCTATTTTGATTACTATTGTATTTATTGCTGTAGTTGCTATGATTTTTAACAGTATAACCTCTAAAAAACCATGGTTGCGTTAATTTTCTATTATTTTCTATTTGTTGTTTTTTCTATTTTTTTTGCGGTTCTTTTATTTAAGTTTCTTTATTTTTTTATGGATTTTATTTCTTATTTTATTCAACGTATGTCAAAATGAAAAAATTCTTATTTTTATCTATAGTTTTTCTTTTTCCTTTAATTAGTTTTGCTGATGTTACTTGTAATTATGCTACTTGGAATCCTTCTGATAAAGGTGCTTCTTTTTCTTTATCTGGTGGGAATTTAGTAGCTACACATTCTGGTGCTTTTGAATCTATTAGAGCCACACAAGGTGTTTCTGAAGGTAAGTTTTATTGGGAATACACAATATCTGGTTCTAATGATTGGTCTTCTGGTGTTGGCGATATAAATGCCCTTATAAATGGAGTTTTTCAAGATTCTGCTCAAGGTTATGGATATTATAGTGCTAATGGTTATAAATATAATGTTACCGGTAGTGCTTATGGTGCTACATATTCAACAAATGATGTAATTGGAATTGCTTTAGATATGGATTCTGGTGTCATTTCTTGGTATAAAAATGGTGCAAGTCAAGGGGCAAATGCTTTTACCGGTCTTACTGGTACTTTTTATCCTATGTTAGCTTCTAATAATAATTCTGCTGTAACGGCAAATTTTGGTCAATCTTCTATGGTTTATTCTGTTCCTAGTGGTTATTTATCTGGTTTTTCTAATGATTGTACAGTAACAGAAGAGGTTTTACCTGTTTCTGTTTCTATTATAGGTCTTTCAAATATTTCTTATGATACTCTTATGATGTATATTTGGTCGCCTCTTATCGCTCTTTTTATTTTCTTTATGTTAAAGTTATTTGGGTTATTTAAATGGTAGTTCGAGTCCAGTATTGGTTTTAAATCCTCCAATACTGGCCTCGGCCTATCATGTCCGACAGGGTGGGTAGGTCAAAAGGTTGCGTTTTAGAGTATTGCGTTAAATTACTCATAATTTTGGTTTAAAATTCAATGCCTACACTTGACGCAACTACAACTACGGTCTTTAGTTCTGTGGGAATTTCAGCAAGTACAATCTATGATGTTTTCGTAGGTCTCGTTGGAACAGCAGTATCTTTTGGACTTTGGTTAGTTCAAGTATCATGGCCATTTCTTTTGGCTATCGGATTTATTTATCTTATGTGGAAACTTGCTCACAAGTTCACAGGTTTCGGACGATAATATAACGAAAAAACACCCTGTAAAAAGGTGTTTAATCGCAACGAAATCACAGCCAAAAAAGGCCTATTTAATCTTATCATGAACAAAAAAACTGTCTATACATTCATTACAGGTCTTTCAATACTAATTCTTAGTATTATAATTTTAAAGCCTGTGAATGTAGAAGCGTATACTATTCTTTATGACCGCTCAGCTTTTGATATAGTTAATTATGGTGCTAATGCTACTTCTTCTAATCTTGCTACTGGTGGTTTGTCTGCTTTGATATATTCTTTTCCTAATGGTGGAACAGCAACACAATTTAGGTGGCGTATTAAACGATTAACTGGTTCAAATTCTGATTTGAATATGTATTTACAGGTTCGTCAGTATCCTATTATTGGTTCTGGGACTAATTGTATTTCTTATCTTTCTAATGAACAAGAGACTCAAGTTCTTGTTAGTGATTTTAACACCGGTTCTGCTACAACGACCTTTCTTGTTTCTTCTTCTACCATTCCTTTTTCTGGTTCTTATAATTGTGATTTTACTGCTGGTGGTACTTATCTTGTTAATTTAACTTCTCTTTCTTCCCCTGCAACTTCAACACAGTTTTCTATTCAAGATTCCCAGGGTGTTCCTTATCTTGAGATAGGTGGTGCTGGTGGTCTTTCTCCTATTCCTGGCCAAATAGACTCTACAACAACAATAAACACTCTTGAATCTGATAAATCTTTGGCTTGTATTCCTTATCCTAAATTTTTAGGTGGTTCTTTTTCTCTTATTGATTGTGTTGGTTATTTATTTGTACCAAATACTCAAATTATTTCTAATACAGTTACTTCTTTAACAAATAATGTTTTAACTGTTTTTCCTCTTGGTTATATTACTGATATTGTTACTATTTTTAATTCTAATTCTACTTCTTCTTTACCTGTAATTTCTGCGACTATTCCTAATGGTATTATTGGTGGTGGTGCTTCTGTTGTTCTTAATCCTAATCATGCACTTGATTTTGTTTTAAATGCCACTTCTACTATTTTTTCTACTTCTACTCAAACATTTTATGAAATAACAAATTATTATTGGAAATTGGTTTTATATATTTTGGCTTTTATTTATGTAGTTGGTCGTATATTAGGTAGTGGTTTAATAGGACATAATAAAAATAAGAATTTATGATTTTTGATTATTTATTAACAACTTTACAAGGATTTTTTAGTTTAATTTCTTATGTTATGCCTAATGTAGATTTAGGTGATATTCCATATATTGGTGATTCTGTTCGGTCTTCTGTTGTTTTAGCTGTCGGTTATTTTAGGGGTTTTATGGAGACTTTTCCTTATGCTTATGCTCTTTGGTCTGTGTTTTTGGCTTTAATTGCTTTTGAATTGTTGTTAATTGGGTTGAAATTCTTTTTAGGTTCTCGTTTACCAACTAATCATAATTAAAATGAGAGAAAGTATTGCATTATTGATGATGTTTTCAGTAATTTGGTGGGGTTCTTGGATTATGATTGTATACTCTGGTCAAGTTGAACCTCCAAAAGAATTTTATTATTTTGTTCCTTATGCTTTTACTTGTTTTTTATTATGGTTTAAGTATAAAAAATCATGGAAATAGGTAAAAGAGTTGTACTAGATGACCTTTTAAATGTCTTTGAGG